TTTCCGGTCAAACGTCCTGCGCCGCTTGAACCATTTCAAGAAGCACCGGCGGGCGGCCATTGCCGTGTTCCGGTGTCGCGAGGCCACTTTTCCAGAAGCCTTGGAAAAAGTGTTGTCCGGCTATGGCTTGAAGCCTTCCGAATTTTGGCTGGGGGAAGGCGACATTGACGCCCCGCTGAAAGTCTGGACCAACCTGGGCGGGGCCATCCAGCACCTGGAAATGCTCAAAGCTTTTGACGGCCAGCGGAGCCGATTCAGTTCTTTGTTGGAGCGCACGACATGATCCACGAACGTTTCAATTTCAGCGACGAATTTGCCGACCTGGTGCTTGCCTGCTTCATCGTCCACAACGAGCACTTCCTCAAGTATGGCCATGTCCTGGAGCCGCACTTCTTCAACGCCATTCCCCAGATTGACACCATGCGGGGGCTGCAAGATTACAACGAGAAGTACGGGCGCTATCCCGGCATGGAGGTCCTGTCCGAGTACTTGTTCCGGCGGCACTACCGGAAGGAGCCGGAGCGCGCGGTCGAGGCGTCCCGCTATATCCTGAACCTGGCCGCGCGGGACACGAGCGACTACGACTACGTGGCCGAGCGGGTCCTGGAATTTGCCCGCGAGCGGGCGCTGTTCCACTCGATGTCCACGATCATCAACGCCGTCCAGGAGGGAAAGCAGATCACGGGCGGCCCGGTCGCCCTGATCGAGAAGGCCCTGTCGGTCGGCGAGCGGGTTGATGACATGGGCCTCGTCCAGCACTTCCACATCAAGGAAGTCGTCAACCGCATCATCCGGCCCGATGCCGGCGTCCACACGGGTTATGACGAACTCGATAAGGTCTGGCCTTCGGGCTGGCTGCCGGGCTGGCTGATCGTGCCGCTGGGTGCGCCCAAGAGCTTCAAGACGACGGTCTGCCTGAACCTGGCCTTGAACATGGTCAGCCCGCAGGTTGGCGCGGACGTGCTTTATTTCACCTGCGAAATCTCCGACACGCTGGCGATGGCCCGCAACCTGTGCGGTCTGACGGGGATGACTTTCGACGACATGCGGGAGGACCCCGAAAAATTCATTCAAGTGGCCGAGGAGCAAACCTCGCGATTGATCGGGGGCAATTTGGTTTACAAGGAATTTCCGGCCAAGACGGCGACCATTGCCGACATGCAGCGGGCGGCCAAGCAAATCATGCGCACGCTGAACATCCAGCCCAAGGCCATTTTCATTGACTATGCGGAAACCGTGCGTCCGCATTCGGAGCGGGGCACCCCGGATCACCGCCAGCAATCGGACATTTACACGGCGGCCCGCGCGATGGGCCAAACCCTGGGCTGCTGCGTTATCATGCCTGACCGCTGTAATAAGGAAACGGTTGGCCTTTCCGTGCCGAACATCAAGTCGTTCCAGGGCGCTTTCGAGAAGGGCGGCATCGTGGACGTGGCTCTGGGCATCTGCCAAACCGACGAGGAATACGCCATGAACAAGCTGCGGTTCTTCCTTTTCGTGAATCGGCACGGGCGCAAGCACTTGCACTGGCAAGGCACGGTCATGCCCGAACTGTTCCGCATCACCATAGACGAGCGCATCGCCTATGACCCGGAAACCAAGGAGGATAAGGAGCAGGCCAAGGCTCAAAAGGCCCGGTCGCGCAACAAGCGGAACAAGGCGGTTCACCGGGAAACGGTGGAGGAATAACGCGAGTCAACATCAATGGTCACAAATTTCCGTTGGACCTGGTTCTCTAGGACATGAACAAAAACGTTCCGATGACGACGACTGTGGGCTACTTCAATGGCAACAAGTATCCCATCCACCTTTTTATCTCCGCCTTGAACCAAACCCTGCGGCTCGAAGTTGGGGAGTACATCAAGGATCGAGCGGGCAACAAAATCAATGACCCGTTCTTCGACCAGTACGCCATGCACCCCAACCAATTGACCAAGGAAATCTCCGACGATCCGGTGCCCCTGGTTGCCTTGCCGCCCCTGACCCAGAATACCACGCCCGTCGGCCAGCCGCCCGTGCGGGAGATCACCGAATTCACGCCAGCGGACAAGCACGGGCTTCACCACCCTATCGCGCCGCGCCCGCTGCCGGAGCAGGTCCGGGCTTTTAACGCCAACAGCATCCAGGGCATGTCGGTGGATGAGGCCCGCCGCCGGGGGCTGATCCGCCCGACCAAACTGGTGCCCGAAGACTACGGCGCTTCGGAGACCACGGGCCAGCCGCCCGCCGGGGAATCCATTCCAAGCATCACCTATTCGCGGGACGTTCCAGTCCAGCCCAAGAAAGCCGCTGTGGCCAGTAGCAGCGTGGTCGCCCCCAAGCCGCGCATGAACATTCTCAAGCGCAAACCCGTGCCTCCTGCGCCCAAGGCCCCTCCGCCGGCTGCTAAAGTTCCGCCGGTGGTCGTGCCTGCGCCTCCCGTGCCGAAAGCATCCAGCATTTTTGGGAACCGAGTCGTCGAAACCGTCATGGCGGAGGCTGCCGCGAGTGCGGCGGCCCCGCCAGCGGAAACGGAAACCAAGTCCAGGAGCCGACGCCCGAAAGTTTCCCGCCCCGCGCCGTCGCCCGAACCGGTCGAGGCCACAGAGCCGGAGCCTGAGCCAGAGTCGGAGAAAGAATTGCCCGCGCCGCCGGAGTCGGAAATCGCCGAGCCGGAGCCTGAACCGGAACCTCAGCCGGCACCCGCGCCGTTGGCTCCCGCCGCGCCAGCGTCCACCCAGAACGCGCCTGGCTGGCTGTCCGGCCAAGAGGAGCCGCCCCAGGGGGAAATCATGGCCCCAACCTACGTCTGCCTGGCCGATGGCCGGGGCTTCAAGACGTTGGCCGAACTCAGGGATCATGTGGAGGCAAACTTTCCCAAACAGGCCAAACAGCTTCTGGAGCAATACGACGAGGAATAGCGGTGCCGCGCCCGTAGTTAAGGCGTGAGCACATCAATGCCCATAACCTCGAACTCGGCGACCCCAGTCCCGGTCACCAGCCCGGATTCCCTGGCCAATAAGGGCGTCGGGCTTGAGCAGCTTGCCGATTACGTGGAGCGCCAGTTGGGTGCGCCAACCTGGAACGTTGAGCTTTCCCGCCAGCAGATTCTTGACACGATCAACGATGCTCTGACGCTCTGGTCCATCTGGGTGCCCCTGCGCCGTGCCCAGTCCATCATTCTGGTCCAAGGTCAGTTCCGCTATCTGGAAGGCGTGGACGTGGGCCAGGGCATTGCCGAAGTTTCCTTTGTCGAGCCGAACCCGGTGCCGACCGAGATTTTCTACGGCAACCTCATCAATCCCGCCCCGATTTTCCGGCTGGGCCTGGACGAGTACGACACATTCCTACGTTGGCGAAAAACTTGGATGCGTGTGACTTCGGTTCAGCCGAACTGGATGTACGACGACGTGGACTCCTGCCTCTACATCCACAACCCCATTGAGCGGTATATGTGCGGCGTCATCTGCTATTTCGACGTGACCGATCCGCGTGCGCTCGATTCGGTGGGGAGCCAATGGGTTAAGCGTTACAGCGTGGCCAAGGCCAACATGCTGCTAGGCCAGCAATGGATGAAGTTCTCCGGGGCCATTCCGGGGCCGGTTCAGAATCTGCAACTCGACCAGGAGCGCCGCCGGATGTGGACCGACGAAATGAACCGGCTTGAAGCCGAACTCAAGGCGATGCAGAGGTCCGCGCCGCTTACCGTTGACTGATGAAAACCAAAGACTTGATCCTGGAGAATTACGCGGACATCTGGACTGTTCAATGGGACAGCCCCAAGTCAGGCAGCCGGTTTTGGTGGGACGGGCGCACCTGGCAGTCCGAGATTCACGCCGCCCGAACTTACCCGGAGGTCGAAGCCCGCCGGCTCGCGACGGAGATGATTAAGAGAAATCCCAGCCTCGAAGGTTCGGTGGGCGTGTACCAGTTGCCCATTGAAACCTACCGCGCGCCCTTTGGGCCGCCCCGCTCCCGCCCGCTGCCCGTCGGCACCAAGGGCACCTTCGGCGAGGCTTAGTTTGCGTCCACGCCCGTTACCTGGCTGGCGATCACCACGATGCCCAGGCTGGGTCCATCAGCCACGGCGACGAAATTGTCGTCAATGCTAATGGGCACCTGATTCCAGGTGGAAGCCAGCGCGCCTTTAATTCCCAGGGCTATCGCCGCTGGCGGCGTCACCAGGATTCGCTGGGGTGGTTTTTGGTGCTTGTCCAGGTATTGCTGAACCAACTGGTCGAGAAGCGGACTTTTCACGGTATTCGGTTGCGATGGATTCCCACATGGAGGCCAGGCCCAACGCCTGCTCCAGCAGCGCCGCACAGCCCAGGAACCCCTGCGCCAGGCTGCGGATTTGCAGCGTTTGAACTTTGGCGTTTACAAATCGTTGGTCGAGCGGTGCCCGGTTCAAATTCGTGTCCATTCAAGTTCTTAGAACCAGATGCAACCTGTATTCTCTTTAGCCTACACGACCATCCGCCCGAACTACCTGGCGAACGTGGTGAAAACGTGGAATGACCGCTCGGCTTTGAAGGCGCACGAGTGGGTCGTTTCCCTGGACACAAATCGGATGGACTGCATTGATGCCGCCCGCCAGGTCGGGATGCAGATTCAGCAGGCCGGAACCGGCTGCGCCGCTTACCAGGCCATCGTCCAGAAAGAGCCGCCATTCAATTGCGTCCGGGGCTGGAACCTGGCCGCCTCCCAAACCCAGGGCAAGGTCATTATCTGCGTGGCGGATGACTTTATGCCCCCAGAAAACTGGGACACCCAACTGCTGGCCGTCCGCCCTGGCTGGGAGGATGGCGAGTACGTGGTCAAAGTGGAGGATGGTTACGTCCACGATATTTTCGTCCTTTCGATCCTGACCCGCAAGCGTTACCAGAAATTTGGCTACGTCTTCTACCCGAAGTACGAATCCATGTTCTGCGACACGGAATTTGGTGAGGTTGCCAAGCGGGATGGCGTGGTCATCAACGCCCAGCACCTGCTCTTTGAGCATCTGCATCCCGACTGCAACAAGCGCCCCAGGGACCAGGTTGACCTCAGTCATGCCTCGAAAGATCGGTGGGACCGGGGCGAAATCCTTTTTAAGTTTCGCGCCTCACAGAACTTCCCGCTGGATGACGGGCCGCTGGCCGCGCCGCCTCCGCCCGTCCACGGCCAGCCGATGACGCCCTCCGTTCAAGCCGCCGCGCCGCCTGCCGCCGCGCCCACAGCCGCGCCTAGCGCCGATTACTGCGCCTATCTCCAGGTCACCAAGAACGATTTCTGCCTGGAGGAAGTCTGCGACCGGCTGCGGGAGGAAGGCGTAAACACCTTCTTCATGGCGATCCCGGACGAGTACTGGTTCACCCAAACACCAGTGACCGACGCAGAGGTTGCCCAGATCGAGGCTGTCGCCGCTTCGCTGCGGGCCAAGGGTTCGACGGTCCACACCAAGAAATTCGACGTGTCCAGTTACCGCTTTCCCGGCGATCAACTGGTCAAGGTCGAGGCTCGGCTGCGCAACGACAGCCTCTCCTGGATTCGGTCCCACGGGTTCGAGCGCATTCTGATCGTGGACGGCGATGAGCTTTGGTTCAAGGGCACGCTCAGCGCCATTGACGCCTGTGTCCGGGAGGGCATCCAGTCGGTGAGTTGCCGGATGGTGCCCGTGATCGGTCTGCCGGGCTATCCAGTGGACAAAGCGACGGATTTGGCCGTCGTGTACATCGGCGGCCAGGCTCAGTTCTCCGAGTGCCGCACGCCGCGCGTCCAGCCGGTCAAGCTGCCCATGCCAATGGTTTTTCATTTCACGGCCACGCGCCGAACGCGGGAGGAAATCGAGGCCAAAATGCGGGTGGGCGGCCATTACGATGACAAGGACTATCTGTTCGAGGAGTGGATCGAGAAAGTCCTGCCCAACATCAAGCCCGGCTTCCAGCACACCTGGCCCAGCGGTCACAAGGGCCTCCACATGTACAACCCCTACCAAATCTGGCCCAACGTGCGCAACTGGCGGCCCGAAGAACTGGCCCAGATTCCGGCTTCTTTGCACCAATACCTGGCCCTTGAACCCAAACCCTAGCCATGCTCCCCGACCGCCTACCGATCCACCATTCCTGGAACATCGTCCGGTTCAAGGAGCCGGTCATGTGGCAACGCACCGATGACGAAACGTGGTTGCTCAATCCCCGCCGGCGCTACCTCCTCAACAGCCTCCACCTGGCCAAGCTGACCCAGTACGTGGAATCGGTCTCGGAACTGGAAGGGTCGGGCCTTTACCGCCCGCTGCGCTCCGGGGTCAATTTGTCCAACGCCAATGTGCTTCTGGAGCGAATGCGCGACCGGGGAATCGGCGACCTGTTGTTCCTGACCGGCCCGCTCCGTTTCTTCCAACACGTCACCGGGTCGTCAGTGAACATTGATAGTTACTCGCTGGCTGACCGGGGCGCGATTCTCACAGGCTGCCCGTGGCTGAGCAGCAAATCCACACTGGCCGGGCCACTGCATTACGATGACCTCCAGCACTACGATTTCCACTGGATGCTGGGCACGGTAACCGAGTGTAACGAGGAGCCGGACCAGTTGAACGTGTACGATGCCCTTTACCGGCAACTGGGCTTTGATCCGGCGCAGATTGATGTTCAATTCAAGCGGCCCACGGCCTGGATTCAGCCCGAAGATGACAAAAATCTGGACCAGTTCTACTACATGGTCTGGATGCAGAAAAAGGTGGATTTGCGGCGCACTGGCTACTACGTGGTCGCGCCGCTGGCGGCGGCCAGCCTGCGCTGCATGAAGTACGCGGATTGGTTGCCCATCATCAAGGAATTGGCTGACCGGCGGCCTGTCGTGGTGGTCGGTTTGCTCCACGAGCGAATGCCGACGATGGGCATGTCAGTGGGCCAGTTCAACGCGGAACTGGGCAACGTCAGCGAAGGCGTCATCAACGTCCTGGGTGGAACGAACCTGCGATTCACCCTTGCCCTGATCGCCAAGGCCAACGCCGTTGTAACCCTGGATACCGGCCCGCTTTACATGGCCCAGGCCCTGCGGGTGCCGGCCATTTCGGTCTGGGGCACCCACCATCCGGGCACCCGGATCGGCTACGACAAGGATTACATGGACCTGGCCATCTGGGAGCACGAAGCCTGCGGTTTCAGCCCCTGCTACGCCTACGGCTGCTTTCCCGAATTAAAGTGTCCGCTGGGGTCTTCCCAGGAAACTTGCCAGGTCTTGGCCAGCGTTACCGTGGACGCGGTGACCGCCAAGCTCGATATGGTGGAGTCGCGAGGCGTCGCACTTGGTTCTTTCAAGAGTGCGACATGAGCAAGAACGATTCATTACCATTTGAGTTGCCCAAGCTCGGCATTCTGGACATGGGCGACGGGGAGAGCCTGAATCTGGACCAGGTGTTCGAGCAGGATTATCTGGACATCCGCTTTGCCTGCCAGGCGCTGCCGGTTCACATCGAGTGGACCAACGCGCGCTTGGAGGAGTGCATCCGGGCCAGGTTCCAGTGGAAACACGCGATCAAGCGCAAGATGGCCGAAGCCTACAAGCGGCTGCGGGAGGGCGAGTTCACCGAAAAAGGCTGGGGCGTGAAAATGACTGAAACGGCCCTCGAACACGCGGTCAACTGCGACGATGAGGTCCAAAAAGCCGTGGATTACCACGCCCTTTACGCGGCGCTTTCGGTGCGCCTTTCCAACCTAATTTCCTCCCTGCAAGCCAAACTGGATTTGGTCCGCTCCTCCGAGGCCACACGGCGGAAGGGGATTGCGGACAGCGACGACGACTGACCACCCAACCAAAAATAGTAAACATAACCATTGACGACATGAGTAAATATCTACAACCCCCATCGGATGCCCTATTCAAAAATGTGGAGCGGGAAAATCGCCGGGCCGAAACCGGGCGCAGCACCCGGCGCGTGGTGCGCCTGAAAAAGGGAGAAGCCTGGCGGGTCCGCTTCTTGCCGGCCCGGTTGACCGCCGAGGGCAACTTCTTCGCCTGCGTTGCCAAGCACTGGCTCTACAAGCGTCCGATCTTGTGTTTACGTGGAACAGACGAGATCATGGGCGGCAATCCCAAGATCGAGTGCCCCGTCTGCGCCACACTGGAGGAACTGGAAGGCCATCACTCCAAGGAAGTGAGCGACTTCGCCTGGCGCGTTCAGGTTACCCCGCAATGGCTGACGTTCTGCTCCGTCATGGAGCGCGTGCGCGAGCAGCCCGAACCGATGGATGAAGTTCTCAATCCCTACATCTTCGAGCACTACCGGAGCACCTTCCAGGAACTGGTGGGCTTTTTCCGCAACGGCGTGACCAAAAAGCGGCCCTGGAGCGTCCTGGATTACCTCGATGGCAACGATTTCATCGTCCGCAAAGGCCGGACCACCCGCCTGGACAAGATGGACCCGGAGCCGATCATCAGCACCGATGACGAAGGCTACCTGGAGGAGTGCATCAAAATCCTGGAGGGGCGCTACAAGCTGCCCAAGCAAAACATCCCCAACGAGGCGGCGCTCAACCATTTCGTCCAGGACATCTGGGAGGCCATCGAGCGCCTGGAGGAAGGCGAAGACGCCAGGGACGTGGAGGATGACTTTGCCGCGCGCGAGGAGAAAGAACGGCGTGGTCGTGGTCGTGACGATGAGGATGACGACCGGAGAGGCGGGCGCAGCAGCCGTGGCCGGGACGAGTCCGATGATCGCCGAAGTCGAGGCCGAGGCCGGAGCTTTGACGAGGATGAAGACCGGGACCGTGGCCGGGACCGTGGCCGGGATCAAGACCGGGACCAAGACCGGGGCGGAAGCCGTGGCCGAAGCCGGCCTTCTGAGGAACCCCGCGCCCGCCGCAGCTATGACGACGAGGAACCTCGCCGGCAGCGCCGGGAAACCGAGGACCAGGGAGATGAAAGGCCCACCGAGCGGCGTCGGGCGGAGCCAGAAGACCGTCGGGCGGAGCCAGAGGATCGCAGGTCTGCCCCGGAAGACCGTCGTCGGCCAGCCGCGCCCGCCGCGCCGCCGCGCACCCGGCGCGAGCCAGAGCCAGAGGACCAGACTGGCGGCGAGGAAGAACCCGAAGGCGCGCCCGAAGGTGAAGCCGAAACTGACGCAAAACCGGCAGCCGAGGAGCGTGAGGAAAGGACCGCTCGGACGGGCCGTTCGCCGCGCCGCGAGGGCGGCAGGATTGACGATGAAAGCGGTGATGAAGTGCCGCCCGAAGAAAAGGACTCGGCCCCGCCGGCGGCAGAGGATGACATTCCCTACGACGATCCCCCGGCCCAGGAAGACCCGCCGCCCGCTGTTACCCCGCCCGCTCGTCCACCGCAAACCCGTCGCCCAGCCGCCGGCCCGTCCTCGGTCGTGCCGCCGACAACCAATCGCCCGGCCAGGACTGGTTCGCCGGTGCCGCCGCCGCCGGCTCGGAAGCCTGGCACGGCTTTGCTCAACAAGATCAGCCAAAGGGGGCCTGAATGAAGAAAAAAGCCCAAGACGACGATTTGACGGTCGAGATGTACCGCTGCATTCTCGCCCGCCAGCCCCGCAAAAAAGGCGGGCCAGCGGGCGTGTACGAGGTCATGCTCTCGACGGAGCGGATTCCCAGCGCGGTCAGCCATGTTTTGATGACTGGCCTGGCCCCCTTCGACGATCTAACCGGCGGTTTTCCGATGGGGCGGATCGTCGAAATCTATGGGCTGGAATCCTGCGGGAAAACCAACCTGGTACTGCGGGCGGCCTATCAGGCTACCCAGAAAAACATCTACCAGGTCCGCACTGACCCGGAGACGATGGTCAAGACTTTTGAGAAGCTTGACCCCGACACCTTCGACGTGGGCGTTTGCTACATTGACAACGAGCAGAGCCTCGACGAGGACAACAAAATCTACGTGGATGGCAAGCGGCTCTACGCAGCGATTTCCCGCTTTGACACCATTGACAACGTGTTCAAGACCATCGAAGCCACGCTGGATACCGCCGTGCGCCGGCAAAAGCGCACGGGCCGCAAGCAGTTCGTCATCTGCGTGGTGGACACCGTGGCTTCGACCAGTACCCGCGCCGAACTGGAAATGGACTGGTCGAAGGACGATTACCCGCGCACGCCGGCGGCGATCAAAGCCGGATTCCGGGTTTTGACGCGCCGGCTCAAGGCGAGTGAAGTCGAAGCCTGCGTAATCTGCACCAACCAGGTTAGCGATAACTTCGCCAAGCAGAGTTCATTCACAGGCCGGCCCCGCAGCCTGGTGCCGATGGACGATGACTACGTGAGCTATGGCGGCAAGGCGCTCAAGTATTTCAGCACCCACCGGATTTTCATGTACCGGCTCAGCACCCGGTACAAATTCCCTGGCTCCGTATTCCCGGACGGTTTCATGGTCGGGTTCACGACGACCAAGAATCGGATCAAGAAACCGATGCGGGACGGGCGCATGGTCCTGCTGTTTCGGGAGAAAAACGGCGGATTCAACAATGAGTTTTCGCTCCTGGAGACTCTCCTGTTCCTCAAGTGCGCCAAGATCGAGGATGACGGCATCCGCTTCCGGTTCAAGCAGGCCGGGGTGGAACTCAAAACCTTCAAAACCGGGCGTAAGAAGCTCGACGATGAAGACGAGGAGGTCCGCTTTCGCGGCGACCCCCGCATCGAACATCGCGGAGAATGGTTGCAATTTTACGCCGATCACCGCGAGGATTTGGATGCGTTGTGGCGCTACGCTTTGGACCGCTGCTTCCGCGATGACAGTGGCGGCCTGACGGAGGGCATGGACGAAGACGACTACGAACCGGAAGAAGAATTATGACTGAATACATTCCCGATGACGGAGTGGTGAAGGCATTGACGGCGATGCTGGACCCCGAACAATACCCGGAGTTTGCGGCCATCAGCCAGAACTCCATCAAAATCGGCTGCTGCCTGCGGATGCGCACCAACAAGGAGGGTGAATTGCAGGAGTGCAAAGGTGAGCCGGTGGTCACCAAGCGCATTGGGGCGGCGGAGCGCCTTTATTCCCAAGTGGACGCCATCATCATCGTGGATGCTTATACCTGGCAGTCCGGCAACGAGAAACAGGCCCTGGCCCTTTTGCACCGGGGCCTGTCCCGTTTGCAGATTGAATCGGAGGATGGTGTGGCCAAATGCAAGGCTCGCAAACCCGACGTGGTGGAGTATTCAGGCACGGTCAAGCGGTTCAAAGAAGCCAGCTTTTGCTACGATTCCTTGTGCGAAATGTTTCACTTCGTCACTGAGTCGGTCAGTGGCCAACTCGAAACCATTTCCCAGGAAGAAACGCCCGTTGAATCGGCGGATCGTGAACAAGTTGTGGAAACTGTGTGAGTATAATTTGATGGACAGCGCGATGGGTTGAAATCCACAATCGCGCTCGTTCATTGTAATGGATTACGAGTATGCCCTTAAAAACTGACCCATCGTTCGTTTGCTACCAGAGAATAGCAACCATCATCGCGCGAGAACCCGCCCTGGCCAAGGCCGGAGGCGAAACGGAAATGGTCCAAAAGCCCAACGGCACGCTGGCTCCATTCCCGTCGTTGGTTATACGCACGACTAATACGTTGCATGAAGCGGGAAGGGACATTCGCCACATGGGCACGCAGGACATCATCCAGCAAGCGGCGGTGCTGGCCAAGATTGTCCCGCAGGGTTCAGAAAAGAGCGAACCGAAACCAAAAGCAAGCGACGGCCAGGCCAAGCCCAAGCCCAAAGCCAAGGGAGCCGTGGCCGCGCAGGTTCTAGCCGCAACGCCGCGCGTTCGTCCGCGCGGGAAAGCAGCGAGTCCACAACCCAAGACGGAAGTGGATACCGCGCCCGGCCCAGCGACGCAACGGCTGGAAAAACGTCCGACCGATGTAGCCATCGCTGTCTTCGCCCTTTTAGCCAACGCCTACGAGCTTATCGAGCGCCACGACAAGACGCCTGGAGTAGTAGAGGAAGCTTTGAAACCTCTGGAAAAAGTCTCCCAACGGTACAAAAAGCTGTCTCAGGTCGTGCCTGGGGCTGCGTAGCGCCGATGACGCCCCGCCGAGGCAAAAAGTCGAATGCAAAGCCCGTCGCCGCACCAACGACACCGCCGGGCGAGCACATTTTTCCCAGCGCGCAACTGACGCCGCTGGCGGTCAAGTGGAAGCAGCTTAACGCCGCCAAGCGCCACAAGGAGGCGATGGATGTCCTGGGCCAGATCATTGAAGGGTCCACGGCCATGTTCGAGCGGCTCGCCCAGTACGAGGAATTTCACTACATGGTGGACCTGCCCATCCTGGTTGCCGCCGCCCAGGAAAAGGTCGTCAAATGGCTGCTGCGCTGGTCGCCCAAGAAAGGCCGGCTGTTTTCCTGGTTTTCCAAATGCGCCAAAAACGCCTTTCGCAGTGAACTGAGCAAGGTCAGCCAATACCGGAAGAAATTTCATGTCACGGGTGACGACCTGGAGAAGTTTCACGGAGTCGAGGACCACGCCGTCAACAAGCATGACGCGGCGGCGGAGGCTCGGTCCAGACTGCGGGGCATCACCTGCCGGTGGGGTGATCCGCAGGAAATCGGCGCGCTGCGGTTCCTGATTGACTGCATTGTGGCCGATGACCACAACCGGCAGGCGGCCATCCGCTCCGCATCCTACGCTTTTGGCATCGCCGAGGACCACACGAAATTCTTCTACAACTGGGCCTTGCAGGCGTTGCGGAACGCCTTCTATGACCTGGCCTACTTTCCCTTTACCGAGCAGGACCTCTTGCGGGCGGCCTATGCTTACACCATCCTGCCCGACCTAATTGATCTGATCGGCTACGAAAACACCAAAAAGCTTATCGCCGTGTACGGCGGGACGCGCATGAAGATTCCCAGCCTGGCCAGTCTGGCGGAGTTGAAGCGCAACTACCAAATGTACCGGGAAATCCAGAGCAGTGACCAGGACCCGGATTCGGTCACGGCCATCGCACGCAAATACCGCCGCAACCAGCGAACGGCAACCGAAGTCTATAACGACATGGTGGATGTCCTCGATCCAAACCGTTCCGGCGAGCACGAACTTTACGACCATGATAACGAGCCAAATCCTTGATCCAGAATTCTTGGTGACCGAGGTCAAGCTGACGGCTCGGTTCTGCCTGCTGTTTCCTGACCCGAAAATCCGGCCTCCGGTGATCGAGGAGATGATGCCCGACCTGGAGCGCGTCATGGTTGCCATTGCCCGAAGTTACGTGGACGACTCCTGCATGGACCTGCATCTGGAGGAACTGGTCAGCTACGGACGGGCCAAGCTTTCCTACTTGATCGAAAAAGGCTACTTGCAGAAGGCCGGCACCCGCGCCCGCTTTTTCGGTCTTTTCCAGCGGTCCTACCGCAACCTGGTTTACAGCCTCATCCAGAAGAATCGAGGCACCCACCGGCGCACCGGCTTATCGAACAAGGAGCGGCAAGAGACCGGCATGAAAACGGTCGAGCGGTCAATGGACAATGACGATTGTCCGCTCCAAATTCCCGACAGCTACGAGGCCGATCACGAGGAAACGAGGCAGGTCGAGGAGGAATACCGCGCAATTTTAACGCCACTGGAACGGCTGGTTTTTGACCAGATGGTCTGTCCGAACCTGGATGCTTGCCTGCGCGCCGAATTGGATTCGAGCGTGGGCCGGCGTCTGCTGCGATCCGTCGAGATTAGAATTCGCGAGCGTCATCTCTCGGAGGGCTTGGGATTCAAAGGGACGGAAAAGCACTTGGAGTTCTATCGGGAGGTAGTGGCGATGGTCCAGACAAAAATACGAAATTACCGCGATATGAACGATCAAGAACGGGACGAGGAGAGCAAGAGGAAAATGGCGCTGTCGGCCCTTTGCAGCCTGTTTGGGTTGCAGATTCCTCCCAACACGGACCAGAGCATCATCAAGCGGATGCTCACTATCGCGGCGCGCATCCAGCACGCGAAAGTCAACGCGCAGGTCGCCGAGTTATTGCACATCTGCGGCGCGCTCGTGCCCAAAATGCAGGGCGGCGTCATGGCGTGCTTTGGGGTGCTGTTCCAGGACAACCGCCGGGAATGCAATTCGTGCGATTACCGGGTCAACTGCCGAACCGTCGCGGCCAACTATGGCCTGGACAAGATGAAGATTGACCCGAAGCTGCTGGGAGCAAAAGGCGTCCGGGTGCCGGTCCTGGCCGTGGGAGCCTGCGCGTCGGGATCGGACGCGGAGCTTGAGGCCATTCAATACGTCAAGGACCACCTGAATCAGACCCGGCACCGAGGCCAGATTTTCTTCCATCCCAGCGGCAACAAAAAGCTCCTCTTTGGGCTGCGCACCGGCCCGACCAACCGGCTGGTTTTTTGCAATCCCAAGCCTTCCCTGCAAAAACGCCTGATGTGCGTCAACCGGCGCTGGGAAGTGCCCCCAGGTCTAAGCGCCAACGAACTGATCCGCCTCATTAACGTCCACCTGAAAAACTCGCTATGAATGGCAATCCCCCAGCGGCGGCTCCGGCCCGCCTCCAGTTTCCCGAAAACCAAATTCCGATGACCCGGACGCAGGCTCTGCTGAAAATGGGTTTCTTCCAGTTCATTGACGTGATCTTCATTTTGCTCTTTCTGACCGCCGTCGGATTTTTTGTGTACCACAGCCTCCAGGCGGACCAGGACCTGCGCTGGACTTTGATTTCCCTTTTTGCCTCCTGCGTGGTTTTGGGCACCTGGGCCGTGGTCCTAGCCTTCCGCTGCATGTCCTTCGTCCTGGACATGATGGCCGACATCAATCTCATGCCCGAAGCCGCCGCCCGGATCGTCGCGGGGTTTTACGCCAGCGGCCCCGGCGGCAAATTGCCCCCGCCCCTTACCCAACCATGAAACCAGCCATCGCCATTCTGACCTTTCGGCGGCTCCACGCGCTCAAAGACATGCTCGCAGGAGCCAGCGAACACTGTCGCCAGCATCCCCTGGCCGTTTTTGAAGACCTCGGCAACCGGGATGGAACCGAGGATTTCCTGGCTCCGCCCGGCGTGGAGCGCAAGGATCGGCCAGATTTGAAGGCCCAGCAGGTGCCATTCAAAGCTTATGGTGACCTGCCCTGGACTGCGTTTCTGGGCACGATGAATCTCGGCGTGGCCGGCAACTCTAACCGGGCTATCAAGTGGTTCATGGAGGAAACCGATGCGGACACGCTTTGCCTCTGCAACGACGACCTGTTCGTCCTGGGCGACTTCGCCGCCTTCTACGCCCAGGCCCACAAGGACCTCGATGTCGGCATGTTCAGTTTCTGCGATTTCACTGCGGCGTCGCCGGCCATTTCAGGGGCACCAGAAACCTACCGGTGGGTCACGGTGCGCAGCCGAGGCTACGGCGTGAAGCTGACGCCCCGGTTTGTGGGGATAATGATGTCCGTGACCCGCCCGCTCCTGGAGAAAGTGGGCTATTTCGACATGCGGTTTCCCAAGTTTGGCGAGGAGCACTGCGATTTTACAATCCGCTGCCGGTTCGCCGGCGGCATCCGGCTCGAAGGCCGGGACCAGAACCAACTGGACCTGGAGCACGAGCTTTTGCGGCACCAGGACGTGGCGACGAGCCTGTCCGGCCCGGAGCGACAGCGCAACAACCAGGAATCGGCAATTGTGATGCACGCGATCAGCAAAAGCTACCAGGTGACCGACTATTACCGGCCTTTTGGCCTGGTCCAGCAGCCCATGACTGCCGGGGCTTACCGCAAGGCGGGAATCCCCGTGGAACAGCTAAAACAGCTTGGGTACAAAATCGTGGAGGATATTGAACCGCTGCAACTGTAGTTAAGTCGTATGAAAAAAGCGACCGACATTGCCGAGCACCTGCTGAACTCTGACGTTGACGGCCTTCCGAAGCCTTCCAGCGCCGTCCTGCGGGCGATGGGCCGTGCGCCCTTACGCGAGGATGACGACGAGAAAGAGGGCAAGGAGAAGGAGCCGAAAGAGCCAAAGGACGAGAAGAAAAAGAAGGACAAAGCCGAACCGTCCAGTGAGCCGGCAGGACCCGTCGAACTGGAAAAGCACGAGGGGCCGGGCGAGATCGAGCCGGAGGAGCACGAGGGGCCGGAGGCGATGGTCGCCGTGACCGTGGAGGCGCTGGAGTCGGATTGGCGACAAGCCACGGACGACGCGGCGCGGCGGGAGGTCGCGGCCAGGGTGCTCGACGGCCTGGAGAAGTACGAGGATTTTGTTGGTCTGGCCTACAAGCTGGGCCAATCCGACGCCGAGTCGCTGGCGCGCATGATGGATGACCTGGCCGAGCCGGAGACGCCCGCCCTGGTGGGTAAAGAGCTTGGCGAGATCAGTCCAGCCGACACGCTCGCCGCGTTGAAGCTCAAAGCAACAACCCCATGAACCCCTTGGTCACCCAACTCGTCAGCAAACAGGTCAGGGAATCGGTCGTTCCGGTGCCGGCCACAGTGCCCCGCAAATCACTGCGCCGCCGCGCCGAGGAGCGCCGCCGGCGCGCGGGGGCGGCTCAGGCCATGACCGAGGACGTGGACAACGAACCGAGCGATGCGACGGTCATTCCCGCCGATGCCTTGAAGACCAGCACTACCGGGACGCCGATTGCCGGGGAAAAGCCGCTGGTTAAAGCGCCCAGTGAGCCGGAAAATCCGTACGCCGAACAGAACCCGGAGGAGTTAATGACGCCGGCTGTGGCGCTCGTGGCCCCGGATGTGACGCCGAAGGCGTTTTATCCGCTCGATCTGAGCCTGGTGCCCGGCTATGCCGAGGTCAAATTCACCACGCGGGAAGCCGAAGCTGCCAAAGCGGAGCCGGTCAATGCGCTCAACGTGCTTTTGGGCCGGCCAGCCGCCGCGCCCGCAGCCGCTCCAGTGGCCCCTGCCGCCGCGCCGGTCGTGCCTGCGCCGCCCCCAGTCGCGGCGGAATCCATGCTCGCGGCCATGACGGCGGAGGACAAGGTGACACAGGCCATGACTCCCGCCGCACCCGGAACCTGTACCATGCCGGAGCACAAGCCGAGCGACGGGCGGCCTCTGATGGAGGCTTTCCGGCGCTTCGCCGGCGCACGTCAAGGCTAATGGGCCAGCCCATCGTCGTCATCATCAAGCGCCAGCCCTTCGCGGACTACTTTGAACTGATCCTGCCCAACGGCCACACCGAGCAGCTTGACCCGGAGGAGGCCAGGACCTGGTTCAAGGATCGCGGAGCCGACATGGACCTGGTGGAAAAGGCGTTCGACTACGCCTGGAATTTCTACGAGTCGGAGGCGGAAATCACCAATTACCGCGAGCCAGAGGAAAAACGCCACCCACAGGCCCCCAATCTGCCGCACGCGGGTTCGTAGTTAAGGCAGATGCGAATACCGCGAATACCGAAACTCAAGCTGACGGGTGCGAAGAAAAAGCGAGAGCGTGTGCTCTTGGTCTTCCACTCCATGTTTGTTGATTTCGGAGTGGTTGCGTTTGACGATTGGGATGATTTTGTGGCGCATCTGCGAAGATGGAGTCCCGAACAGGCCAATTGGAGCAGGCAGGATTGGTTGATGCAGGGCGCGGTTTTGCTGGAGGTCAACCGAGACGCGGAGGGAGCGGTATTCAGCGTGGACGAACCAGGCTTTACCGCACGGCAATTCAACCTGTTCATCAATCCGACTTCTTATCCTGACCCCTTTGCGGACATGTACTGGTTTCAGTCCGAGCACGGACAGCCGGAGGTCTTGAAATTTTGTGAACTTGTGCCGATCAAGGTCTGGCCCTTTGCCGACCAAATGAGAGTGAAAGCCTACCTCCGGGGTGTGGCTAAAAAGGAAGCGCAGGAGCAGGCCGACTGGGACCGGCTTGAGCAAAAACGCCGCGAGGAAGAAGAATTGCGCAAAGCCGGATTTCCGCCCCACCTGGGCTATCTGCCACGCCCTCCCGAAGAATGAAACTGCCTAAAGCCAGCATGAAGCAGCTTCTCCAGGAGGAGATGACCTTCGACCAATTGTTCCGCGTCAGCGATCCTGACCGCGTGACGCGCTCCTTGACCGTGCGCGGGCCGCCCTTGGACGTGGACGCCTACGAGGACGCGCTCTACTACGGGTTCAATTTCAAGTCCTATCCCAGCACCACGGGGCTGCGGCATCGGGGTTTCATCAAGTTCAAGAAACCCCGGAACCTGAAAACGCCGCTGCAAAACGTAAAGTGCGAAGTGGACTGCTCCTGCCCGGATTATCGCTACCGCTGGGCCTGGACCAACAAGCAGCGCCGCGCGGGCCGGGTGGGCAACGGCACGCTGAACCAGTCGCTCAATCGCGCGCCGCGCAAGACCAATCCCACGGGCCGGCCTGGCATGTGCAAGCATCTTCTGGCCGCCCGGCAGTACATTTACAACCAGCTTGGCCACTGGCCGCGCGGCGAGGAAGACCAGGCCATCATGCTCCAGCGGCTGGTCCGCCGGGCCACGACGCGCTGGGCGGACTTTCCCGGCGAAATGGCCAAGGCCCGCGAGCGCGAAGCCCGCTATGCCGCCGGTGTCCGCGCCCGCAACCGGGGCGAGCCGCTCCCAGAGCCGCCGGAGTTGCCCCCGGAGGAACCGGAGTTGCCGCCGCCTCCGCCCGAAGAAGGGCCGGCGGGATTCTTTGCCATGATGCAGCCGGAGCGCGTCGCCGGGGCGGGTGCTCCGCCGGCCCATGCGCCCCCAGCCCCCGAAGCCGCCCCGGAAACACCGCCGCGTCGCCCACGACGACGTACTCGGCGAACTGAAAGTGTAGATACATTGAATGGCTTAGATCGTATGAACCTCATCGAAGCACAGAAAACTATCGAGGAAATGGAAGCCGAGCAAAGCGCGGCCCCGGCGACCACTGCCGAAACCCCGGACTCTGAGGCGCAGACGGCGCTGGGACTCTTGCGCGAAATCAGTGCTTCGTTGAAGGAACTGGTAGGCGCATTGGCTGCCGAGCCGGAGCCGGAACCTGAGTTGGAGCCGGAGGAACCGGAGAGCCAGGAGCCGATCATGGTGCCCGAACCGGCGGAGGAGGAGGAATTTGGCGAGCCGGGCGAGGAAGGCCAACCTGCCATCGAGGAACCGGAAATGCGGCGACGCCGGCCCGCGCCAGCGATGCGATAACTTATGAATCCAGGCTACTATCCTCAACCGTTACCGCGCAAACACTTCGTCAACGTGCCGGTCGTGTCCGGTTATGTGACAGCGCGGTTGTACGCCGAAGACGCGCTGCTCCGGCCCGCCGTCTCCCAGCCAGACACTTGCCTGTTCACCATCGAGAACACCGGTGCCAACGCGACCACGGTTGAAATCCGGGAGACCGATGACCGGACTGTCTCCGGGGTGCGAACCCTGGTGGTGAGCGGTGTCAGCCTGGTGCCCGGCGGCCAGGTCACGGTCACCGGCACGCCCAACAGCTATTTCATGGAATTGGCCTGTACCGGCACCGAGGGCGTCAGCGCGATTCGGATGCAGATTGAATCGCAGCGGGAATGGCGCTCCCTGGGCTTCGACAAGACCGATCCCTTCTATCCGCCGCAGCTTTGGCAGGGCCGTCCGTTGCCTCCGGGTTAGCCTGTCTTCGGGTCCTTCAAGGTGATGAACCGCGCGCCTCCCGTGGCCGCGCCCGCACCTTTCGTCAGCGGAGAACTGACCGCATCGGCCACGTTCAGGTCCTGGCCGGGCGCTTCGGTCTCACTGGTAAGCTGGCCCTCCGGGTCGCTGACGTACACCTGGTCGCCCAGATAGTTGGTGGATTCGCCCCGCTGGAGGATGTATTCGGACGTGATCGCCTGTTTGACGATGGTGTGCGTCGAGGCCACGACCCAGTAGTAGCCGCTCCAGCTTGAGGCGCTGGAAAGCTTGGATTCGACGTTGAGTTTGAGGAGGTCCCCGGCGGCAATCACGATCTTTACCCCTTCCAGGTTGGTCCGAAAAATCTGATTGCGCGCCTGGTCATAGAAGTTCTGCGCCAGGGCGACCGCCTCGTCCGGCGGGTTGGCCCCGACCGTGTGGTGCATAATCAGATGGCTGTTGGTCAGCGTCGAGATCGGGTAGAGCATGTTCGAGTAGCGCAGCGATTTCTCAGGATCGTTGACCACTTCCCGCGACAGGCCCGTGAGCGGGTTGTACTGGACGATGCGGAGGCCCGATGCGCCCTGGCCAAATAGTTCATGGCTGCGGTCGTGCTCCACCAGGCTCATGTTTTCGGGCCGGAAAAAGTTCAGTTCCTTGACCGTGGACTCGTAATCCGCCGAGTGGAAATGGAGCACGTTGTCCCGGATGTAGAAGCAGTAATTCCCGCGACCTTTGGCATTGACGGCGCGTGGGACGCACCGCTGGCGGATGAACTCCTCGTCCGACAAAAAGCTCTGGATCAGCAGGTAGCGGTTATCGCCGGTCTGCTCGATCACCGTGTCCTGGATGCCATTTTCACTGGCGATCTGGGCCACAATATCGCTGATGCGGCCCCGGCGGGCCACGGTTTTGGTTTGGGTTTCCCGCAACACGTAAAGCGCGTCAGAGGTATGGATCGAGACGAAATGGCCGCTGCTCTCCGCCACGCCCTCGACGGAGGCTGAATAGCCGGTGATGTAGTGGTCCTGCCAGGTCTGAAAGCGGGCATTGCCGGGCGTGCCAATGCCAAACCGAAACCGCAGCTTGGGCAGCAGTTTGGAGTTGGCCTGGCGGAGCACCTTGTCCACGAAATCCGGGCTTTGGATGCGGAACTTGTGCTCGTACTGCGCGGGCCGGTCCACGAAGTCGGCCAGGACACTGCTGATGTGGTTGAGGATGCCCTCCTTGATGAAGTAGGGCAGGCTTTCGCGCACCAGCAATTGGTACTCGACCACCGCTTGCCCGTCGCCGCTGGCTACAATTTCGCTCACGCTTTAACTAGCCTCCTCCACGGCCACGTCCATGATTTCGCGCAGGTAATCGAGGACATCATCGTCAATGGGCAGGTGTCGGGGAATCTCTAAACGAACGCTCGCGGCGTCCAGGGTATTGTTCATATCCTCGACCGATTCGATGGTCTGAAAAAGGAGCCAGCATTCCCTGGCCGTCAAACGGACGGCGTGGCCGTCCAAAAGCAGCGTGGCCCGACCGCCCCGCCAGGGCTGGCCTTCGGGCGGCTCCCGTTCGAGTTCTTCCAGTAAATCGAGTAACGGCTTTGGTTTGTCCATAGTTAAGGTATGCGATTCAACGACCGTCGCGAATGGCTCTACGATCCGGCGCTTTTCGGCCTGCCCGACACGCAGACCGCGCTCAAAATCCACGCGGAGTACGTCCGCAAGATGTCACCCCGGCCTTTGCCCAAGGTTTTCGAGGTTGACCGGAACAACGCCAAAATAGATACGCTCTGGCACATGCCCTTAGAGGGAAGAACCATGTTCAGCCGCACCCTGGACATGCCGGCCATCGTCAAACAGGAAAAGCCCAAGTGGCGGCTGACCAAGCAGGGCATGGTCCCGCAGCAGGCGACAAGCTTCTGGCTGGCCAACCTGGTCATGCAGGAACTGGACTATTTTCCGGTGCGGGGGGACCTGTTTTACTACAACGGCTATCGTTTTCTGTGCTGGGAAGTGGTCCTGGACCCCACGGCCATGTGGCAGCAGACCAACGTCTGGCTGGGCATGACCTGCCAGTGCATCATTCCGCCCGACGGCGACGCCCGCCCGGTCGTCAATCCCGGTGAACCGGTGCCCTCGGAAATCCGGCAATCCCATCCGCTGCCCGAAGCATGAAGGAAACGGAACTCCTGGAAAAGGATTTGCAGGACGGGTTCCTGGAAACCCTCCAGCAGGCCCTCAAGGATCAGAAGGACGACGTGGCCGTAGCCCTCAAGGAACACTTCGCCGGAGTCCGCAAACTGCCGGTGGAGGACCTGGATGCGCGCATGGAGGCCATGTCCAAAGCCATTGACGAACTGGTTCCGTTGCTCCGCTGCCGGTGGAAGCAAGGTGAGCTTGTAGTTAGTGCGACCGGTAGTGGCGATTCCGTATGGACGTTGCTGGTCATCGGCAGTGACTGGTTTGATCCCAGCCCGGAGTTGGGCCAAGTCGTTCTGGCGGCCCTGCGGGTGTAGTTAAAGTGACATCGAAACAGCGATTATGAACAACGTTGAGAAAATCATCACCGAATCGTACGCCAAAGGCGGGCCTCAAGCCGTCGAGGAAGCGGCCCGGCACCTTTTGGAAATGGACTTGAGGGCCGGCGATGCCGTCGCCGTCGTGGACGATCCCGCCTGGCCCCTGCAAGGCGTCAAAGGCCGCGTGGTCGGGGCGTCGAACAAGGGGACCGGTTACACGGACGTTGAGACGCCCAATGGCATCGTGGTCCCGTGCCAAACGAGTTTGCTCATCAAGGTCAACGAAAGCCTTGTTGAATGCGTGTGCGAAGCCTGCGGCTCCAAAAACGCCGTGGAGCGAAAAGGCAAAACCGTCTGCGCCCAATGCGGGCAGCCGGTCGCCTAGTCCAGTCTGCCGGTTCGATGTCTTCGCCGGCTGAGGGCTTGCCACGCTCTCAGCCGGCTCTGTTTGTACTGCGATAGTTAAGGCATGACAACGCCGCCGCCAACGCCAAATCCGACTGCGGTCCTCAAGGACACGCTGGCCAAACCCACGGGCCGGCTCGACTTCGCGGGGATGCGCGTCCACGAATTGGCCCTCCAGGCGTGGTTGAACTCCACGTTCCAAGTCCGGGAGGGCTATCCGGTGCCGGTCGTCTTTTCGACGCCGATGGACGCTTTCGGGCATTTCCGCAACCTGTGGGCGGATGACAACAACCCGTTCAAGTACCTGCTGGACGTAAAGGACGATAACGGCACGCCGCTGTACGAGCCGCATCCCAGCCCCGTGCGCTACCCGCTCATTTCCGTCTATCGGAAGGGCTGGAAGTTCCGCACCCAGCAGAACTTCTCGATCCACCGCTACAAGCTGACCTGGCCGGCGGTCGCCGATGATCCGACGCTTTGCGATCTGGGTAATGCCCAGGTTTCCCGGATGCCAATGGCCTGGGATTACCGGTTCCAGATTGACCACTTCTGCATGAGGCCCGACACCCAGGCTGGCTTCGTGGAGAAGCTCATGTGGGAGTTCTGGCGGACGGGCGGCACCGCCCAAACCTGGATTCCGGTCGCTTATCCGGGCTGGGGCTTCCGGCTGGCCCGGCTTTACCTCGACGGGGACAGCATCGAAAGCACGACGCCGGAGGAGCCGCCTGACCAGAAAAACGTGGAGTTCAGGACCACCGTGAACATTACCATTGAAGGGTTCGGGGTGGACCTGGATTGGCGGACAGTGCCGGCGCTCTGGACCCTGGTCCTGCGGGGCGGCAACCCGCTGCCGCCAGAGAGTCTGGTTGAGCTTTACCGGGTGGATTTGCGGGTCGGCGGGGAAAACCCCGTTCTGGCCCACCGGGACGATGTGCCAGCGGCGGGGACCTGCGAGCAGGCACTGGCCGAGCGGGGCGAGCCGTTCACCATAACGCTCGAACCGCAGGGAATTCCAAGCTCCGTAGCAATCGGTCGCCCGACGGTGCTGATTTCGTGAGAGGGCGTGTAGTTATTGGCAGAACGATTTAACGAAGAACAATATGGCAACTGCAAGAAAAGCACCTGGCGTCTATACGACCATCATTGACCAGAGCTTCACCCAGCCTGCGGTCAGCCGATTTCGCGTCGGACTCATTGGCGTGGCCCAAAAGGGACCGTTCAACACTGCGACCGCCGTGCGGACGTTGAAGGAGTTTGGGCTGCTTTTTGGGGACCCCCTGGTCACCGAGTACGACGATGACGGAAATCCCGTGGGTCGGGGCTTTTTCATGGCCGACGCCGTGACGATGCTCTCCGATTACACCGATGGCATGACCGTGGTCCGGGTCGGCAACGAGTATCAAGACACCCAGCTTCCGGGCGCGGCATCGGGCAGCGCGGGCAGCTACGCCTTCGGTTCGGCGGCAGCCTCCCAGCTTGATCCGTCCCTGTCCCCGTCGAGCGAACTGTACGTCCGGCTCACCGAGGAGGGCAAAGCGACCACGGCCAACGCGCGCGTTATCAACGTGGCTGGCACCGTGGTCACGCTGGACACCAGCAACCCGGCGCTCCAGGACACCTACGTCGCCGCCGATGTGGCGTTCAGCTACTATGAGCAGGCTGCCAACAAGGCCGAAAGCGTCATCAACGCCTACACCTACGGCGCGACCGGCACGGACGTTTTTGACAATCCGCTGACCAGCGCCGGCACCATCGTCGGGGCCAAAAACGCCTATCAATTCACGGTCCAAACGGTCACGGGCGACGTGGTGGTGGGCGGGGTTTACAAGATCAAAGAGACCAACAAGTTCACCACCTGCGAGGTTCGGATCAAGAGCATCGTGAACAATACGGTGTATCTGGAACCGACCGACGTGACCCGCGTCGGCTACCAGGCTCTCCCGCTCCAGGACAATTACTCCACCGGCACGCTCTACAAGGTCACCGGCAACACGCCGTTCCTTTACCTGGAAGCCGCTTCCGAAGGGGAGTGGGCCAACGGCACCGGCCCCACTCAGGGGCTTTACGTGAAGGTTCGTCCGGGCAGCAAGCCGGGGACCAAGAAGTTCGAGGTTTACGAGGACGACGGCCTGGTCGAAACCATTGATAACCTGAGCAGCGACGCCAGTTCGGAGGACTATTACACCGCCAAGATCAACGAGGAGTCGAGCTACATCGTGGTGAAGCACGTCAATGACGTGACGGATTTCCACGCGGCGAACACGGCCAGTCCGTGGGATACCAACCTGCAAACCCAGAACCTGGCCTACAATCCGCCCTCCATGCCGGACGGGTCCATGAACTCCGGCGGCACGACGGGCGGCCAGTTCACCACGGGCTACAACGGCCCCAATCCGCAGGACGAGGACTTCATCGGCTCGGTGGACGTGAACGACAACGCCACGGGCCTCAAGCTGTTCGACGATGTGGACAATATCGTCCTGGACATCCTGGCCGCGCCCATGAGCGGCATCGAAATGAGCATCCGGCAAGAAATGCGGCGGATCGCCAAGAAAATCAACGCGCTGGCCATCGTGGACATCCCGGCGGGCCTGACGGGACGCCAAGCCATTGACTGGTCCAACGGCCAGGGGGCCTACACGACTGACGGGTTCATTGACGACTCGAACATTGCCAATTACTGGAACTGGTTTTATATCGCCGATCCGCTGGTTGTCGGCACGACCAAACTGGTGCCGCCAACCATCGGCACGCTCCGGGCGATGGCCTGGACCAGCAACTCCTTCAAGCCGTGGTACGCGGCTGCCGGCGAAATTCGGGGCGTGCTGCCCGAAGCGGTGGGCCTCCAGTTCCCGAAGGTGCCCATCGAACTGCGGGACGCCTTCAACGGCGAGGGCACGAGCATCAATCCCATCGTGCTGCTGCGGGGTCGGATCATGCTCTACGGTGAGCGGACGCTCCAGCGGACGGAAAGCAAGCTGACCGCCGTCCACAACGTCATGCTCGTGAACATTGTCGTGAACGGTCTGGCGGCGGTTGCCCGGCGGTTCGTGTTCGATCCGAACGATGCCGAACTGCTGGTCCAGCTTCGGTTCGCGATGTCCGAATATCTCGACCGCATCCGCAACGAGCGGGGCCTGGAAGACTACAACCTGGTCTGCGACGAGAGCAACAACACCGCGACCACCCGCAATAACCGCGAGGTCATTTGCGACCTGTCCATCATCCCGGTGGACGTGGCCGAGCGCATTTACATCAATGCCACGGTGCGCGAAAGTGGAGCGCAGTTGAACAGTGTGACCTAAACAAGCATCTTTGAACTATGGCAAGACTTGAATTCCGCAATCGTTTCGGCACGCAATCCTCGCGGCTTGATCCGCAGCGTCCCGATCTGTTCAAATTCACCGTGGTCATTCCCGAAGTCCTCCAGCGGGTGAGCAGCTTGACCTGGCAGGACCATGTGGAGTTTGCCGTGGAACGGTTTCCGTTCCCCGACCGGACCAGGGATTTCACGCCCATCAAGTACATGCAGCAGACCAACTGGCTGATCGGCGGCGACGCGCAGATGGGTCCGATTGAAGTGCCCATCCGTTATGTGTTCGCCGAGCAGACGGCGGAACTGCTGGAAAAGTGGTTCTATCTCGTCGCCAATCCACGGACGGGCGGCATTGGTCTGACCTCCCAGTGCAAAGGCAAGGGCTACCTGCGCTGGATCGTGCCCGACATGAACGCCCAGTTGCAGGACCTGCGCCAGAACGTGGCGCTGGGCAGCCGGACGATCACCACGACCAACGAGGGTCTGACCTACGAACTGGAAGGCTGCCTCATCAAGGGTTTGAAGTTTACGGACGCGAACATGACCGAAAGTGGCTATGTCATGCTCACGTTCAACCTGTCGGTTGACCGCTACTACCCGGTGGACATCAACAACATGCAAGTCCTCACCGGTTACGCTGCGTAGCATCCTCCGCTGCCCTGGCAATAACGAAGGGCCGCTGGATGCGGTTCTTAACTGGCGGGAGCGGTTTGTGTGGAAGTGGTTGGCATGGTCGAAACGAAATCGTGAACAGTGAAGTTGAAGACAGTGTGGTCCGGCCCGTCGGCTACGTGAGCGTCAGCAAGATCACGGCAGCCGATGGCAGCGTCGTGCCCCTGGAAGAAGCCATCCGGCAGGGCTGGGTGGTGCCCGCCGCCGGCGAGCCGCCCAAGGAATTCGAGGTCGCACCCTCGGAAGCTCCGGCGGGACCCAATCTGTTTCTGGACACGGGCCGCCAACTGATGGCGTTCGCCTTTGGCTTCCGCAGTCCCATCTCCAACTATGTCTGCCAGAAGTTTGGCGTGGGAACCGGGCTGGTTTCGGCCAAGGTGACTGACGTGGCGCTGGGATCGCCGATCACGCTCAGCAATGGGGCCACGACCAAAAACATTGATTCGGTGGATTTTCTGAGCGCCTTCATCGTGCGCGTGGCCTTTACCCTGGCCCTGGCGGACGCCAACGGCTACGCCATCTCCGAAATGGGGCTGTTCAGCGGGAATGACACCCTGATCGCCCGCAACGTGCGGGCCGTGGTCATCAACAAGACGAGTGATTTTGCGCCCACTTTGACCTGGCGCATTCGATTTTAGAGGCACCTATGATTACCTTCGTTTCTGACGCTCAACTGGTTTCCGAGACAGTCGCCACGCTGGTTTCCGCGCTCCAGCAGGGTCCGACCAAAATGCAGGTCGTGATGAAAAACAGCGGCGTCAACACGATCAACTACCGCTGGCAGGAGTACAACGGCACGGCTTGGGTGGACCTCGGTGCGTCTGGCTCCGACTACTACAACACGCTTTCGCCGAACGAGGTCAAGCTGGTGACCATCAGCAGCAACTATCCCCAGGTTCAACTGGTGGGCAATGCTTCGGGCGGCGGCTACCTGGAATTCTCGATCCAGCGTTACTTTAACCGCCCCAGCGGCGGCGCGGTGCCGATCTTGAATCTCTAGGCCCTGGCCTCCTGTTCATCCTCCTCGTCCATGCCGTTATGCGGCGTGGGCACCATGCGCCGGTACATGGCCAGGTAGTACCGGTAAAAGTCGCGCAGACCCAGTTCCTCGACCTCCTGCGGGCTAACCAGGCAGAAAGGGGCCGGCTTCGCGACGCCAGGCACCTGGAGGTTGAGCAGGGTTTGCTCCAGCGACTCGTAGAACTCGGACTGCAAGATCGGCGGCAGGCTCGCGGCAATGGTGCTGACCACGTTTTCCATCGTCATGCTGGCCGTGACGTGCTCGAACAGGTGCCGGCATTTGACAAGGCCCATGCCGCGCACGCCGGGGATGTTGTCCGCTGAGTCCCCGATGATGGCCAAGGCCACGGCAATCTGCTCCGGGCGTTTCACACCCCATTTGCTGCTCACGAATTCGGGCGAAAGGACCGTCTTCTCGCACAGGCTGTAGTAGTGGATGTGCCGCGCGTCCAGTTGCATCAGGTCCTTGTCCGCCGAGACCACATAGCACTGGTCGGCGTCGCTGGCGTAGGCGGCGGTCGCCACGAGATCGTCAGCCTCGTACCCTTCGATTTCACTCTCCGGGCAGCCAAACAGGTCCAGGACAAGCTGCCGGTAGCACGCCCTGGTCTCCAGGTAAGCCTGCTCCTTGGGAGGCCGGCCCTTGTCCCGGTGGTTGTCACCGTCCCAGCAAAAGAGCGCCCGGTCCACGCGCTCAGGAATCCGCTCCGGGTTCGGGTGAAAGAGCAGCGCCGTGCTTATCAGGGCGGCCTGGACGGCAGTCCGCTGATGGTCTTGCTGCCGGAGCGTGGCATAGTAGGCCCGGCCAAAGAGGGAATTAGCGTCAACGATGCAGTCAATCATCAGGTGCGATATTTTTTGAACTCGTCGTTTTCGCGATCCACTTTCTCATTTCGCCACTGGATCAAGTCTTCCAGAATTTCGTCCGGCACCTGGGTCAAATCGAGCACCAGGCCCTTCCCGTCCCAGGCCAAATCAAACAGGATTTTCCACCGCTGTTGAAGGCTCTGGCGTGCTGCTTCCGCGAAAAAACTGAACGTCGGTCGCGAGCGACCATTGGTATTCCGTGCCACATCGGTCGCACCGATGTTTGACCCTGGAATCCATCTGGGGAGTACGTTCGTCAATCTGCTCCTCCAGAAAGGCCGAGTCCTGCGGATGCAGGGCGCGGTACCAGGTCAGCACTTCCTCCAGGGTCTCGACTCGACCGCCCACTCCGACCTCCAAAATGTGGGCCAGGAGTTGGGCTGTTTCGGTACCGATGGAGGCCGGCAGCAGTTTTTGCCGCTCAGAATGCTCGATTTTCTTCACGTCGCGGACCAGTAGGGGCCGGATTTTCACGATGTCCTTGCACTGCGGCATCGTGATGATGTCAAAGCCCGGATAGTCGGCAGCTTTTTCGCCCTGGCGACGCAGGTCGTCCGGGACCTGGACGTGGGCCTTTTCCTTGGCCCCGCACTGCGGGCAGGCCGCTGTGTACATCACCGTGTTGTTGTGGCGGATGGCTCGCGCCAGCATCAGGACCATCTGGAGTTCCCCGACCACGAAATCGTCAATCGAGGCCCCGTTGAGCGAAATGAGCTTTTCGGCCAGGGTCCACAGGATGCGGTATTCGCTGCCGTCCGTGTTGCCCTTGCGGGCGAGCCAGCGATCAATCTCCGAGTCCCAGGGGAAAATGGTGATTTGTCCCCCAGGCCACGCCTTGGGATTGGAAAAGCCCTTGGACAGGAGCGTGATCGTGCGGGAGTACTTTTCCCGCGCCGGCATCATGTCTTGCAGGTTGGTTTTAATCATAGCACACAGGAAAGAACCCGATGCCGCATGAACAAAGCCGTTGACTCCGCTATTGGCCGAAGATGGTCGTGGAAATAAGCTGGGCCGGCGTTGGGGTCACAGCACCCGTGGGCGGGACAATGGGCGGTCCCGTGGGCGCGCCCTCGTTGCCGTTGGAATGCGTGTGGCTGGCGAGCCAGGTCAACAACGTCGTGCAAAACTGGACCATGAAGGTGCCCAGCACGAAGGGCTGCGTGGCGGCCAGGCTGCCCAGGTGGAGCGTGGCAAAGGTGAACGAGGCGGCAGCACCGGCGCTGATGTCCATATTGACCTCCGCGCTCAGGTCCATGTTGACGTTGGCACTCAAGCTGGCGTTGACCTCGGCGCTCACGTCCAGGCTGGCCAGAGTGCTGAGTTCGATGTTGTCCGTGGCCTCGACCGTGAACTTCCGCCCGTTGACGAAGGCGGCGTCTCCCTGGAGCGTCGTGCAATCGAACGATTTGCAGAGGATGCTGAACGCTGATCCGCAATTCCAGGCCGCGTCCTCGTTGGCGAATCCCATGATCCCGTCGGCCTCATCGTCCACGTAGAGGTAGTTGCCCAGGGGCGTCGCCATGATGATCTGGCCCTGCTGCTCGGTGCTGTGGACGATCTGCAAAAAGTAGCCGCTCTGGCTGGTCAGCGTAACCGAATCGGGGTTGATTTCGGCGACGTGCCCATAGCGGGTCCAGCGGGTGGATTTGACGCCCACGACTTTCCCGCCTTGCTCGTTATAGGAGTGAACCTCCATGTCCTCCGCGCCCTTCTGGGTTTGCATTCCCCATTCGTACACGGGCTTTTCCGGTTCGCCGTCCAGAAACCGGACCCACACCCGGTCCCCGACCTCCGGGAGCATGGAAAAACCGCCGCTGAGGCTGCTCTGGCCCGCCGGCAGGCCGGCAGGAAAGGCCCAGGGCAGGTCATCGGTGCCGATGCTGCCAGCGACCAGCGTGGAGCCGTAAACGTGCGGCACGCGGGCCTTGACGCGCCCCAGTTTCTCCGGGTCGTTGTTGGCCTCCACGATCCCGGCGTACGTGCCCATGAGCTTCATGGGCTAGTTGGGCACCGGATACGCCTTGGGTCCTTGTTCGACGGGCGGTTCAGGAGGCCGGTTGGCCTGCCGGCGGCACCACTCCACGCCGGTTTGGGCTTGATCGGTGCGGTTGACCTCGACCGGCGGCTGCGGACCCGTGTCCTCATGCTTCCTGGCCGTGTCCACGTATTTGTACAATTCGGGCTTCATAAGTCAGTTCAGTTGGGCGGCGCGACGCCCGGAAACGAATTGGGTTGGTTCCCGGAAGCCACTTGCCGCACGATGTCTTCTACATAGAACGCGCCTTCTATCATCAGCGTCCCATTATTGCCGTAGTCCAGGAGGCCAACTTTGTAGCTGCTGAGCCAGGCGCGCTTGAGCAGCAAGACCGCGCTGATTTCCAGGTTGTTGTTGTACACCTTGAAGGCGGGGTCCCAACTCCTGGCCCGCGCGTAAGTGAGCGCAGCCTGGGTGTCCTGGGCGGCGATGTTCGCGTTGATGATCTGCTGACGCATCTGGACCTGCTCGTTGATCCGGTCCTGGTAATCCTCGTCACTTTCGCCGGCCTGCTGAAAATCCTGCTGTTCGGCGAAATTTTGCACGCGGTCGCGGAGGGCGCGCGTGATCGGGTTGTTCCATTGGTTGGCAAAGGCCCCAAAGGTCCGCGCGGCGCTAAACGCCAGTTGCTGGGTCAGGCTGGATGTGATGCGGCTCGATGCGATGCTGCTCCCGCCGCGCAGCAGATAAACCAGCAGGTCAAAATTGTAGTCAATGCGATAGTTCGAGTTCAGGTGGAAGGACATCTCGGTGCTCATGGCTCCGCGCCCGGCCCGCACGAGCGTCCGCCAGGAGTCCAGGACCTGGTAAATGGCCGGCTGGTCCCGGTCGGGATTGGCGTCCATGATGAAGTTGACCCGGACAACATCCACGGGCAGGTCCCAGCTTGGCATGTTGTAAGGCCGGGAATCGCGCCGGACCACTTCGGGCTGAATGCGCAGTTCCGGCAGGGTGATGGAACTGGCAAAATAGCCAGGAATGTCGGGAAGCTGGACGCTTAACTGCTCGGCGATCTGCTTGACCGCGTTGGTCATGTCCAGTACCCACAGGTCGAGCCGCTGGGCCTCCTGGCCCTGGCTGCGGCCCCACACGTTCGTTTGTTCGATGATGCGTGCCATTTCGTTCTATCTAAGTACTGAGCCATGATCGGACAGGTGCTCCAGCGCGAAATCGAGGCGACGTTCACGGTCATCAAAGACCGCAGTACGCCGGAGGAATTGGTGTTTGTCTGCCCGGAGCCGGGGTGCGGCGACCGCAGCGGCAACCGCTCCGTCAATCTGCGCAACGGCATGACCAACTGTTGGCGCTGCGAAAAAGGCGGGGATTTTCTGCGCTGGGCCAAACGGCTGGGGTACGAGTTTTCGACCGACGCGGGCGCGGCCCACGCCCTGCCGGTGGACAAGCTCCTGGAGGCCAAGGAAGCCTCCCGCACGCTGGTTCTGCCGCCGATCAAGCCGGCGCGTCTGCCGGAGGGCTTCATTTCCCTGGCCGATGATCCCAAAAGCCTTTACGCGCGGCGCATGGCAGCCCTGGCGGAGCGCAAACGGCTGCGCCTGGAGGACTTCATCCAGGTGGGGGCGGGCTTCACCCGGCGCGATCCTTACTGGCAGCCGTTCTGCATCTTCCCCGTTTTTGAGGGGACAACAGCGGTGTACTTCCAGGGCCGAAGCTGGTATGACGAACCGGACCTGCCAACCAAGCAGTTTCCGTCCCGGCGCGAAGTGGAGTTCGGCGCGCGGTACTGGCTGCACAACATGGACGAAGTTCAGCATTTTGGCACCCCCATCGTGCTCATCGTCGAGTCCATCTTGAACGTGCTTTCCTTGCGGCGCAAGATACGGGAGCAGGGCCTCAAGCGCGAAGTAGGGGTTGTGGCCGTCTTCAAACACGCCGTCAGCAAGGAGCAGGCGTACAAGTTGATCCAGCTTCCGTTCATCCAGGAAATATGCCTGCTGTTCGACGCGGACGCCACGACCGCCGCCTGGTCGCAGGTCCGCCGGTTCCGCCGGGGCCGGGCGGTGCAGATGAGCGTGGCCGCCATGCCGCCGGCTCTGGGAGCGCCCACCCTGGACCCGAACGATGATGTTGACGCCGCGTGGAAAGCTTTCGAGGAGCGGGAGCCACACCGAATCAGCACGGCGCTGACGCACCGCCTGGAGGAAGCCTCAGTGAAAGCGTTGGGCACCCATGTTGAGCACCGGCCCAGTCGGACCTCGTTCTTTAAGCCATGAACAAACTCAAAGTTTTTGGTGATCGGGTGATTGTCGAGCGCGTGGCCAAAAGCACGCGCAGTGCGGGAAACATCATTATTCCCGTGGCCGCCCAGAAAAACGAACTTCACGCCATTGGGCGCGTGGTCCGGGTCGGCGATGGCCGCTGGACCAGCAAGCCAGCCGTGCCCATGCACGTTCGGGTCAATGACTATGTTTACTTCCAGGTCAACGAATCCTGGGCGGCGATGCACTCTTTCGAGTTCGATGACAAGCTGCTGATCGCGCTCCACCAGGACGATTGCCTGGCCCGCGTCCAGGACCCGGACAACATCACCGAGGAAACCTTCCATGCCTGCGGCAAGTGGCTGATTCTCCGTCCGGCCCTCAAGCAGGCGACGAGCATCATCGTGCCCGAAGACGTGCGCGAGCCGGATATGTGGCAGTTTCATGTGGTCTCCAAGGGCGAGAACGTCCGCGCCGAAATCGAAGTGGGCATGGAAGTCATGCCGGTTTTCACCCGTGCCCAGCCGTTTCAGCTTTACCAGGACGGGCAGCCAAAAGATTTTGTTTACGTGGAACAGGACTTCATCATGGCGGCAGTGCTGGACGATCACCAGGCGTCTCTGCTGTGACCGGCGCGGGCAGCGCCAGGACCTCCCGCACGACGGCGGTTCCCTCCGGCCCTTCCAGCGCCGGGTATCGCCGCCGCAGTTTTGATCGCAGGGCCTCCAGCATGGCCGGTTGGCTGAACAGCCAGGCTACGCCCCACAAACACTGCTGAAACACATATTCTGAGAGCCGCCGGAAGCTGCCCGGCGGTTTGCGGTCGGGCAGGGCCAGGTTGACCATGACGGTGGTACCGAAAGTCAGGGTCATCACGAGAACTTCCGAGCTTTCGACAAAATCGCTGGCCCGAAAGGATTTGACCCTGCCTGCCGTTTCATCGAAGACCACGGCGGCCACGCTGCTGGAAGGCAGACGCTTCCAGTTCAGGACAAAGCCAAGCCATTCGGCTTCCTCGAATCCACAGGCCCAACGCTGATCCAAAACGCTGCGAAACCGGTGCAAACCGGCAATAATCTCGTCCTCGCGTGTCTCACTCAGCCTTTCCCAGCGTTCCAGGTCGGTCGGCTCGTTTGGCACCAAGGACAGTTGTTCCTTCAATTGTATGGGAAGCTGTTCAGACATAAATCGCTACTTAGGCCGACAGTGCAACCGCAACAAAAGTATAGAACAACGATATGAACCAGCAATCGAGCATCGGATTCGGCGTGGACGCAACGCTCCTGGCCGGATATGCCCAAGCAGCGGGTGACCGCCTGGGCAATTTTGACCTCATCTACGAGAACACCGGGAACTTCGCCGCCTACATCAAGGTCATGCAGTACGACGGCGTGACGGCTCCCAGTGGTTTCGCCCAAATCGGTGATGCTGTGACTGTGGTTCCCGGCGGCACCAAGACCGTGAGTTTCGCGATCCTCAACAAGCGGATCGGCTTCTTCGGTTCTGGTGTGGGCGGGAGCACCAAGGTCAACATCACGCCGGTCCTTCGCAACAAGGGTGACCTGCGCGGCGCGGACATCAGCATCTACCCTGGCGGACGCAAGGGTTGGGGCTACGACCCGGCGTTCAACAGGCCGACGCTGACCAAGAACTGGGGCACGGTGGACCCGACCACGGGTATCATCACTCCGGGCGAGGGTCCTTGGGTTTACTAAACCGAGACACATGGTCGTTTCACGGGGCCGCCGCAGGGCGGCCCTTTTTCATTTTTTCACTCCTGCCAGGGTTGCGCCCCAGGCAACCATTTCGTCGGCGTCCAGGGCGATTCCTACCTTATCGGGCGGCATCCGCTGAACGTAGTTGCGGAGCCGGCCTTCAAAGGACCAGTCCTGGGCCTCGGTTTCCAGGACCACCTGCTGCTCCTCCTGGTACTCGTAGATCGGCTCGCTCACGCGGACGGATTTGGGGCTGTTGTAGAATTCGTTGGCTTCTTCGGGCGAGCGCAGCACGACCTTAAAGCGGTCCTCGCCCTGGAGCGTGGCCTTTTGAAAATCGGGCCAGGTCAGGGTGAAGTATTGCGGAAAGCCTTCCATCGGAACCCAGGTGAACTTCATGGAATCGGTGTCCAGCACAGCAACCCGCTTTTGATCGCCGGCCTCGCCGAAGTCCTGTTGGAAAGGGCTGCCCAGGTAGTGAACATTACCGATGATTCCCTGCGGCTTGTGGATGTGGCCCAGCAGCCCGGCAGCAAAAGGCTTGAGCAGTTCGGCGCTGATGCCACTGACCGGCTGACCGTTGGGCCAGACCGAACCGCTTACCGCCAGGTGACCGAAAAAGAGGACTGGCTTGCGATATTTGAGCTTGGAGAGCCAGTCCGAAAGCCCGGCATTGTCCGTGGTGAAGGAGGCCAGCGCCAGGATGAAGCTGCCCATGTCGTACACCGCCCGATCCTGGATGACGCTGAACTGGCTGGAGTACAGCCGGCTCGTGTTGATCGTGCCGTCCCGCAGGTATTGCTCGTGGTTGCCGATGATCTTGTAGTTCTGGCCGTCGGCGGCAAAAAGGCTCAAGCCCTGCATCAGAACGTCCAGGGCCGGAACCGGGATGTTGCTCCGATCATCGGTGGTGTCGCCCAGGTCCACCAACCCATCGCATTCGTGCTCGATGTACACGGCATGGAGGTCCTTGAAGAATTTCTCCACCCGCCAAAGCTGGAGCGAGCGGCTGGGGTGCTCGTGGCATTTTTCATGGCCATCGGTGATCTGGAGATCGGCAAAACAGAGCAGTTTCATGGTTTCAAAGCGATTTGCAGTTGAATTGTTTTTGGTTGACTTCGGGTTTGCGGGCGCATCGGGTTCTAAAAGGGTGTTCAGTTATTGACGTTATGCGGCTATACGAGCTTTACGAAGGAGACCGGTTGCTTCTGCGGGTGACTGCGGATGTGCCCGATTGGATGCCCGTGCGCTCACGGGTCAACCGCCGCTGGCTGCGCCAGGCGCTTTGCCTGGTTCTTTGGCCCCTCATAGTAGTTAAGGCGTGACCGTCACTGACAAAGTTGCGCGGCTCCTGATCGAGACCGGCGAGCAAGTGGACACTGAATTGGACCCCAAAATCAGTGTCTATATCAATCGGCTGCTCCTGCGTTTGTTCAGCGCGCCGGGCCTGCTGAATTCCTTGGCCGACGTGGGCTACCTCCACTGCGATGCCGAGCCGGGGACGGTCAAGGTTCAACTGGATTTCTACCGGCTGCCCCAGGAAGTCTTTCCCGATGTCATGCGGCTCCTGGCCGCTCCGCGCCCGCCCCAAGCGTTCCGGTACGTCAAAAACGGATCGGCGCGCACGGGCTTTGAAATCCGCGTCAAACCGGACGACTTCGCCGGCGAGGAATATGATTACGCGGAAGCCCAGTGAGCGCGCCAGCCGGGCCGCCGGAACGTTTGTCGAGGATGAAGCGCCCAAGCTCAAGGGCCTCCGGGCCTGGCTCACCAGCCAATGCCGTTCCCGTCTGGCTCCGGCCATCCAGGAATTTGCGGCAGCCCAGGAGGAAAAGCCTGATCCGTCCCTGGTCATAGTGGAATCCTGGGACCAGGACCGGCTCCACTGCCTGATTCCCGTGCGGGTTTCCGACCACGAAAGCAAGTCAACATTTTTGGCCGAGGTCCGTTTCACGCTCAATCCGCTGGATGGGAATTGCCTACGGCACTAAGCCGCACGCAATCCTTGCAGGTATCGGCGGGGTTGGTGTAAACCAGGTTCGCCCGCCCATCCAAAACGTCCTCCAAAATCTTGCGGGCCTGGTGGTGGTGACTTCGGACCCCCAGCGGGGGATGGTCGCGATGCCAGTCCTTCAATTTCTTGAGATGGCCCTCGGTTGTGCGGAAGACAACGATGGGTTCACTTTTGCGTTTACTCATGCCTTAAAGAACCGGAAGCTGGCATGGGAAGGCGTTCTTTAAGCGAGAAGTATTTAGGTTTGGACTATGCCGACTACTGACAAGCTGCTCAAACACCTGGGCCTGGTGGGAAACAC